GCATTTCACAATGCCACCAGAGTCCAATAGAGTACGGTGCTTTCCAGACCGTCTCCGTTGGAACCTCCATACTCCATCGACCGCAACGCGGACGATGGTGGAGGCCACTCGGACTCTCCCTCAGGCAAGCTGTTCAAGCTGGCCCGACCACTCCCTAAAGGGGTGATCTCCACCTAAGTTTTGTGCTAATCGACTTAGGGCGACCAAAACGCTCCAAGTGATTACTCACTGCTTCGGGTGGCTTATCCCGAAGGGTGCTAGGACGTCCACCTATACGGCGGGCTTCCATAGCGGTGTCGGCCGGAAGCCAGGGCATTGAAGCCCTTAAACTAGCTTCCGTATCCAACTTGAGCAAACACTTGAGAAGGGCATTTGGCCCCTCCAGGTGATCCAGAGGGGGTTTAGCCTCCACAACATAGCCTCTGACTAAGGGGCTATGAAGGCTGGGGTGATCACGCTCGGATTGAAAGCCGAGCGCAGATACCCTGCCCAACACCGAAGAGGTCGGCAAGACGACCGGAAAGTACCCGAGCAAACGCTCGAGATACTCGTCCAGCCATCGGCATACCCGCCAGTAACCACTCATGTAGAGTTGGTTCCTTAAGGATACCGCCGACACAACCTCAGTAGCATCCTGCCGTGATGTAGGGAACTCTTGCCGGACACGAGTCAAACTGACATCGTGTCCATTAAAGTACTCCCTACCGCAAGACTCTCTGAACTTTCCAGTCCAGAAAGACTTGCCCGTTCCCACTCGAGCACCAAAATGTTCGAGTGTACGGACCACAGTAGGCACATGGTCTGTGGGGACAATCAAATCATCCCCATAGACACGCACCGAGCCGCGGAACTCATGAAGAGTTCTACGGTCAAGCGGTTCATTGAGCGATCTTTGAATCCCAAGAAAGATCAGGGTCGTAAAGACCATGGCCTCAATCGGGAAACAAAGCGCTGAACCCATAGACGCATACTTCGCGAGTCGCACGACTCTCTTCCGAGAGCCGCGTATCTCAGGAAGTACAGCCCGTCTAGACCGTGTAGCATCAATAGCCACATGTAAATGCGGATATTGTGCAAACATGGCCCTAACGAGCTGGTTAGACACTCGGTCGGAGGCGTCGCTTAAATCAAGCGTCGCGGTTCTCTGATCAATAGAACCCAAGCGAGCAAGTTCCTGGTTAGGAACTTGATCGTCGAACCCTATGACATCACGAAGGAAGTCATCCTTACGGTGATGCTCGAGTAAACAGCGCAAGAGCGCCTGCTGCATGTACTGCATGCAGGTAGGCTCCATTGCTATCACTCGAGGTGTCTTCTGCGTCTTAGGAACGAGGGTGACCTTTACGGGCACCTCTGCTCCAGGTTCGAGGAGGTCCACCTTCTCCAACTCGGAATAAAAACTCCAGTTGGGAAGAAGGTGCTCGCCCATCGGAAAGACGGGCTCCAAGCGAGTGGTCCAGACGGTTTGATTGAACTTACCGTTTCCGGTAAGCCCATCAGCCGTTGATCCTGGACCATGCTTAGGAACGACCCTACCATAGTAGACATCTCTGTCTGCTGCGGAAAAGAGTCGTCCAAAAAGCAAGTTCGACATACGAACGAACTCCCTCAGATCTCCATCTGAGAGGGTTCTGTCGGACTCTCGGACCTCCTGCTCACACTTGACGTAATTCTGCACAGCCTTGAGCTGCCGAGCTGGAGAGCAAGGCAGTTCAATCTTGCCAGCAACCAGTGTTAACTGGAAGATGGCTTGAATCGAGGCTATGCATGGATCGTCAAGCAACGAACCACTACACCGGTCGAACACACGGGCGAAGAAACCACCTAGAAATAGGGGGAGCCTTCCTCCTCTTCCGCGAGCGAAAGAGGAGTCGATGCCCACCTCTCCTTGGTCAAGCCACTTTTGGAGCGACTTGCCAAGTTGGGGTAGGGTTATCGTGAAAAACGATAACCCCTCATGTTCGAACCGACACGCGACGGTATTAATGTCGCGTGTGGCGCTCGTGCAGCACTGACTGGCGGATTCCTCCGCCAGTCTGGACCAGAGTGACATCAGGCTTTTCATTGGCCCCTCCTTTATAGGGGGTTACCAAATCCATAGCTTGTAGCACTCGCGACTAGTTATTACAGAGGAGTAAATCCCCTGTAACCACATAGTCCATACGCCAGCCTGCTACGACTTCATCGTAGCAGTGGAGATGTAGAATGATCCTGATTGTCGATTGACGAACGTTAGGATCCTGGCTCTTCAGCCAAGATTCAACGTCATCAACCAAGGTTTCGGCAGGGAACCAAAGGAAGACGTACGCCCGTAAATACTCGAGCGAAAGTCCTCCCAAGGACCTTATCCGAAACCAGTCATCAGGTCTCATAATGCATCTCCTAAATGCCGTATGGATCATGCTGAAGCTAGTCACCACGGAGTGATCATTAGATCCACCTCAACGACCCACCACTACTGCGGGAAGGACCCTACAGTAGATGGGAGATCGCTGTAATGACTTTCGTAATCACATCAAAGGTGATGAACGCGAAGACTAGCGTTTTATAGCTAATTCTTACGTGAACATCAACCTCTGAGTAATCATGATCGCCATTGCGGCCAGCCGGAGTACGGTTCCGGGAGATCCAGCTCTTTCGAACTGGATCTCTGACGGAATCGTCAGCCGGCAACTCCCTACGACTCACCACCAAGAAGCTTGGTGATGAGAGCATCCGAAGACGCCGAAAACTGGGTTTTAAAGCCAGTGTAAACGGCAAGAACCTCAGTAGACGTATATCCGGCAGGCGGAATGTCGAACACGAGATAAATCGCGCTCGATACCCGCACGTTTTCAGCCGGCTTATACGGATCTGAGGTCAACTTCGAGTGGTCGACCCTCAAGAGCCTACGAAACCGTCCCTGTTTTACGAGGGAATGGTTCGCAGACAACTTGATTAGGCCATCAGCAGAAGTGTATGCAGACTCCGACCCCGACGAGAAGGTTCTCGGCAAGGGCGTAGTTGCAGCACTAATGGTAATGGTCTGTGGATCGGCGAAAGCCATAAGCATCACTCCTAGGGCCCAGAGCTTGGACCCCTATTGGCGTTTGGTTCAATACAGTACTTCATCAACGCAACCGGGATAACCCGAGTGCGCCGATGATTGCTTTCTGAGTGTCATTTAAGTCACTCAGATTTAAGCCGAACCCAAAGGGCGTAGCCCGCCTCCTTAACTTCATCTCAGAAGTTAAGACAATCGGAGGAGGACTACCGGCAACCACACCGGCCGGAAGGCCGTTGTCGCCGACGAAGGTATATGTATCACGGACCACAGAGTGCTCCATGATATATCCATACCTCAATACCAAGCCGTACTGGGAGTACGCGGTGGCATTATGGATAATGTCACCTGCCGTACTAAACCAGTCAGCGGCCCAGCTCCACGGGGTCAAGGACCATAAAACGTCTGGGGTTAAATCCAGACCTAAAATGGTCCGAGCTTTGGTCAGAAAATCACCATACTGCCACGGGACAAACGTCTGTGGTAGATGGTAAGTAAACTGACCAGAGAACCAGCGTGAAATCGTAGTCTCACGACTACGAATCACGTCCCCGTAATGTCCACTTACTACTTGTCCGTTGTTATACAATAGCTGGAGAGCCACATAACCGGGCCCTCCAACGTTTCGCTGTTGCATAACGGTGGATTCGGAGTAAGATACTTCAGTAGGAAACGAATGCCTACGACGGACTCCCTTGCCACTATCTCGAAGCAGCTGTGAAAACAGCCGATCGAAATGTGTGACGCCCTTGACAAAGTCTTGGACATCATTAAGCAAAGGAAGCCAGCCGAACTCGTAGTTGAGATACTCATTCCCGGCTTGTCGAGCCAGGTTGAGTCTCTCTTGCCACAAGGTATGACCTATCAAATGCGGTAGGCCATCCTTGTAAGCCTCGAGCAGGGCGACAGCGGTATTCGCCACTGGATTCGTCGGTGATGAGAGAGCCACAGCTTTCGTACCCCAGAATGTCAATTCCGATTCACTGGAATTGGCAAACGGAGGAAACGTAAAGCTCGGACTCCAGGGTACTTGAATCGGCCCGTGATAAACGAGCTGATTTTCGCGCCCTGAATTTCCGAAAAGTGGATCTCCATCCACCCACGGGTAAACTAAGGTAACAGAATCCTGATTAAGGGATTCTGCCCATCGTTTACTCGTAGTGAAATCACCGCCAGCGTCAGAAGGACCGACCTTTTTGGGATCGTTCCAGCCGACGTGGTTCTCGGATTCAGTTTCCTGAACCCCCTGAAGTCTGTCCCAGAAGTGGGGATCCGACCATGTTCGCCAACGATCGTTTGAAGCAGTCACGGATTTATCCGAGACTCTTCGCACGACGCAGCTAGCACGGGCGGAATTTGCCGCACCGAACGGTACGGCACGCCTCCTCTTCGAGGACATGGACAGAGCTCCTTGGTCCAGGGAGGGAAACCCCTCCCAAAGGATTCCACCCCACCCCTGTTAGGGGAGAGATGGAAAACAAGTACTGCACTGCGCCGGGGACCCCTTTCGGG